CGCTGTATTGTTAAATGTTTATCTGTTGTTCCATCTGCTGTAGTTGGATTTGTATTATCTGTTGCAGTATCACTAACTGTTATTCCATCTGTAGTAACAACGTGCATAGTAGTTGCTGGAGCAGAATGTCCAATACCAACATTTTGGCTTGAATCAACTCGTAATGCAAGAGTATTAGCTGTAGTTAAATCAATATGGTCAGTTTGAAATCGTATATTTGTATCAGTATCACCTTCATGCTTAATATACTCTGCTGCAAGTACATCTCCAGCAAATGTAAATTCATTGTAAAAAGTACCCTTTCCTTGATAATTCATATAGAAACGAGTAGCATTTGCTGTTTTATCTTTTAAGTAATAAGCATCTCCCGATACACCATGAGTAAAAATTCTTCCACTACTATTATCTTCTACACCAAAGGCTTCGGCATTTCCATCTGGAGTTTTTACTTGCAAGGTATAAGTAGGTTGACCACCTATTCCTAATCTATCTTTATTTAAATATAAAGCTGATCCTGTGCCATCTCCATCTACTACTTGTATTGCATTAGAACCATCACCATCTACTAATGTATCTGTATTGCCATTTAATTTTAAAAGCGAGGTGTAACTACTCGCTATACTTGATCCTGTTAAACTTGCCATAATATTATCCTAAATCTTCCCAGTTTGAGTCTATGTTTTCCCATGTTTCACTAATAGAGTTCCAAGTATCAAATAGGGTTTCTAATACTTGGTTGTACGCTTTAAATAAAGCTATACCTAATCCTAACATTAGTATATAAAGTTGATGTCGTTTGCATCAGGTGCGGATGAACCTGAAGTATGTCTTGCGCCTGTTGCTCTGATCGGTAGGATTGAGCCTGCATTTAGTCCTGCAAATGCTACCCAAGCTCCGTTCACATAAAAGTCATAACTCCCAGAAGCACCAATATATACAGCACGACTTTCATCGTTTGTAGTATTGTTATTGGTAATGTTGACAACAGATGCGCCTGGAGTGACTGCCTTCTGTACTGAAAAATCACGGAATGTACCCATATTTCCCTCGCTATTTAATGTTTGCAACGCTCTAAGCCTATGGTAAGCATGACCGAGCTGTTAGTTCAATAATATTAACGAGTTAGGGCGTGTTTTGTTCCATTTCCTTTTGTAATTCTCTGCGTTTTTTATTTCTTAGATACTGTTTGTACTCAGATTCTAGTCTACGCAGTTCAATTTGTTGTTCTGGTGTAATGGTTTTACTGACTTTCTTTTGGTTTAATAACTTGAATCTTTCAAAGTCAAACGCAGGGCGATTTTCATAAACTTCTTTTCTTAAAAATAATTTACCTACAACTGGAAGATCTGCTTTAGACTCAATTTCCTTATTACTAAATGTTACAATGTCATTTATGTTTTTAGTTAATCCACCTGTAGCAGCATTGGCAAATGCTTCTATCTTAACGGGAGATGCAAATTCGTATGCGCCAATATTATCATACATCCACCGACTTAATACTTTTGCCATAGGAATAGTATAATCTGTATATCTATCAGGTATTTCTTTTCTTTGCATACTTCTTGTTTCCAAAGGCGCACCATACCAAGTTTTATTAGATGCCACCAACATAAATGGTTTGATTACAGATAAATCTAATGGAGTACCAGGGTTCAGTTGCTTCAAAGATAATTTCAATGCTTCCTCGACACCTTCTTTATCAATATCATACATCTCATCCCAGTACGCCATTGGTATTCCACCAAATAAAGTACCTACTTCATGGGGCAGTGGTAAAGATATTATATCTCCTGATCCTCCAAAATCACCAGTGTCAATATGTATCTGAGAATATTTGAGTTCAGATGGTAATTTCTGATACCATTCTTTATCTTTATTTTGATACCAAAAATATAATGCAGGTACTGTAATCGTTGAGACTCCTCTAACTATTAGTCTCATTGGATTTTCTTTAGCTTCACGATATAATTTTTCACCACCTCTTATAGTAGGATTAAAAAATGGTATCATTTGGTTTAAATATTGAGATACGTTACCCATCATACTAAAGTTAATGGTTACATCTTGCGCATCTCTAAACGCTCTTATATAGGCAGCATCAGAATCTTTACCATATATTTTATCATAATCTTTAGTTTTATTTTGCATTTCTGCAATTCTTGGAGCTAATTCAGGAGTTTGAAATATTCTTCGCAAAGCATCTACTGGATTTAAAACCACATTTTTAACTTTAGATATATTTGTTCCTGCTGCCTCATTAATAATGCGAGAGACCATCTGTTTATACCTTGCAGATCTATCTCTACCGTAAATAGTTGCCTGATCACCACCCATTGCTTTAAATCTTCTTGAAGCATCTTTTGCTGCTTTTGAACCTAATCCAAGATCAGCAGCTAACCCAACCATAGGAGCTGCTGGATTCGGCACTTTAGACTTTGAAAATAACATATAGGTTGAAAGATCTCGAATTGGATTTGTGATAAAAGTAAACCCTGCATTTAAACCAACAGCACCCAATTTCATTAGTCTTGTAGGCGCACCTAAAAAGAAATCTATAGCAGGGTGAATTTGATAATGGTCTAACCCTTGTAACATTTCATGTAATCTAGGATCAAGCTCGTAAAAAGATACATTCTCGCCTTCATATATAGGAATAATGTTATCTTTTCCAAAATATCGCTTACCAACTGTAAATAAAGTAATCATCTCTGATCCACTAGGCTGTTTACGAAACAACTCTCCTGTTTGTGGATCAACAGAATTAAACACACCAAAACCTTCTTTCTCTAATGTGTTAATTAATGTATTCAGCTTCATTTTCTTTATATCAGTAGGTGGTGGTACTTTTTCAATCAATGTACCAGGAAGAACACCTTGATCTACTGCATCTTTGATAGCGATAGCTACTCTAGTTTTATCCGCAGCAGAGTAAATATTTTCTACATATCTAATCATACTTTCAATCGGATTTAAGATTTGTCTACCACTACCTTTTAAACCCTTTACTGGTTTACCACCTGATACTCGACTTGCTTTACTTCTAAATCGCGGTTCATCAGAAAAAAACCTATACAAAGGAAGATATACTGGGTTTAATGATTTTATTTTATCACGAGTTTCTGGACTCATTCCTCTTGAGTCAACATAATATTCTAACACACGATCAGCAAAACCGCTTAGTTCATCACTGGCTTCTCTAAATTTTTTACTATCATACTTATCAAAAACAAACTGAGCATCTGTTAACTCAATACCTGCATCTATATCAGGTCTGGATAACGCCCTTCTTGCGTATGCGTATGCTAAGAAATCTTCTAATTCTTTTTTAGTTTTAGAAACTGGCTTTATTACATCCACTAATCCTTTTCCTGTAATTCTACCTACATAATCAGTTGTGTTATATCTTATAGCCATTTCTGCTTTACTACGAGCCTTACCCTTAAAAACTCTCATTAGCATTAAAGGGTCTTTGTCTGGAGATAATTCTGTAATGCTTTCTCGCTTATAAACATCTTCAAGAGGAGCAAGATCATCCAAAAACTGCTTTCTAAAATTTAAACTTTTATCTTGTACAGTTTTTATCAATGGTTGCTCTGGAGCTTTTCCTTCAAAATTTATTTGAGACTTAACTCTTTCAACAGATCCCTGTTTATTATAGCGAGTCATCAAGTCTCTTAATTTTAATATATCTTCATAAATCTTTGGGTGAGCTTTAGCAAAATCTCCTACAAAATAATCATAAAAAGTTGGAGCTAGTTCTTTTGCTTTTCCTGTACTTACAAAATGCCGAATAAACTCTGCAAAACCCTCACTGGTTCTTTGTTTAGTAGGATCATAGTCCAGTTTACCTAGTTCATTTTGCCAGGGTCTAAAATGCGGTCTTTGTTTTGGCTGATTTCCCCAAATCTTATTATCAATAAAGTGCGCTACTTCATGTGATAAAACATAAATATCATCGGTTATTGCTGATCTAACTGTCTTTGTAACAGGACTAAAAAAACCAGCTACGCCTTTCATTTTATATGTAGCCTTACCTCGAATGGTAACATCGAAAGCATTTCGTAAAAATTGAGTGATTTCTGCTCTACTAACCCTCTCTACATCTTCTACTCTTTCTTTTGCTGCATTCGTATCACTGAAATGCTGTACTCTTTCTGATGCTTCAATATTTGCTTGCCTTAAACTACTAGCATCCACATCTTTTATATCAGATTCAAATGGAAGTTCAGGAGCTTGAAATTCTGGTTCTTTATCCTGTATTAGTTTAATCATTCGTTGTGCTGAACGCTGATCTTGTAATAACTGAGCATTGGTTCTATTGGGATCTGCAAGTCTTTCAAAGGTAGTATTAAGATTTGCTTTTAAATCTAATAATTCCTGGGATTCTCTTTGTGTGAGTTTTGGTTGCTTAGTAGGTGTTTTTTTCAACTCTGCAATTAAAGATTTGAGATTTGTTATATCCTCAGTCCAATCTACTGTACCCTTAGACTGTAGACTATTTAAAGATTCCAAACTTCTTTCCATGTATACTAAAGGGTTTTTTTCAAATTCTTTTAAACTTTTCTGGGCAAGATTATAACTTTCTGTACCTCTCCTTACTATTTCAGCTTCTGTTATTTCTCTGTTTCCCAAATCTTCCCTAAATATTTCGCGTGTAGTTTCTATTGACTCTTTTAATGTGTTTCGACCTAAAGTAATGTTTTCTTTATATTTTAATAATATTTTTGGAGTTGGAGCTTGTATCTTTGGTTTTTCAACTTTAGGAGGCTCTACTTTTGGCTGTGTTATAGGTCTACCTTCAGTAAGTAAACCTCTTGGTGCTTCTGTTAATTCTCCTGCTCGTTCCGTTGTCACTACTCTATCTGCAATACCAGCTTTGGGTTTACCAAAAGCACTTTTAACCTTACCCCACCATGCTCTATCTACTAGCTTAGTTACTTTTTCTGCGGGTATTCTAATAGTTACGCCATCTTTTAATGCTTTACGAACTTGAGATCCTGACAAGTTTAAATCATTGATTAAGTCTTTTTCTTCAGGACTAAACCTATCTTTTCTACCGCCTCTTAACACAGATCTAACCTTGCCTGCATCCATATAAATATCTTGAGGTAGTTTGTATTCATCTATGTATTTTTTAGTTACCTGCTCAGAAAGTCTACCAAATGCTCCTTTAGTACGATTACGAACACCACCAATAATCATACCCTTTCCGATTAAATCTAATATTTCAACAAATTCTTTAGATGTTCTTGTAGCATCTTCTGGAAGTAGATCAGAAATATTCTTACCACCACCTAATTCATATTCCTCATCTGTTACAGCAGAAATGATAGCGTTTTCTGCTTCATCTAAAGCCATAAATGCAGCTACACCTAATGATGTTGATAATACACTATTACTTAAAGATAGAGTTAAAGGATTGGATAAAGCTGCAATGGGTATTGCAGCAGAAAATGCAGTTTCAATAGATTCCATAGTGCTTGGATCGGGTTGAATACCAGTGATCTTTGGATCTCTAATTAGTAAATCATAATTCTTTTCTACATCTCGTAGTGATCTGCCAGTATCCTGACTAATCTGATATATCATTTGACCTTTTACATTGGTTTCGGTCTTATCCTCAAAAATATTACGAATAAAGTTTTTAAACTTTTTCCCTACAGTTGGTTCTGGAGCAGCTCGTAATGAGGGTTGACTATCATCAATTTTAGGTGGTTGATCTTCTTTTGGAAAAAGATCATCAACTTTTACGGTTTCTAATTTAGGAGATTCTAACTCAAAGCCAGGTGGTAATGGTGGCATAGGAGTTTCCTCTAAAACAAAACCCTCTGGTAATGGGGGTAAACCTAATTTGTTAGTTGCCATCTACCATCTCGAAATATAACTACTTCACCTGTACTTGGATTAACACCTCTCATACCTTCAAATTGTTGCATGGTAGAAGTAGGTTGAGAAGTTGATTCCGCTTGAGTTGTATTAAATTGAGGTTGCATAATAGACCTACTTCCTGTGCGAGCGGTATCTGTTAATCTCATTCCATCATCTTGAACAGGTTGAGTACCAGTCATTTCTTTATATAATTTGACATCTACATTATTACTACTAGCTAAATACTGATCAAATGTCATTCCTGCAAGGTTGGCTTGTTCTATCAATGACCTTTGTAGATTTTTTAGTTGTTGTTGTTCTATAGTAGATGATGGAGTAGCCTCACCTCGTAAACCTAAACGCTTTTGAGCCTCTCTAGTCCTTACGTCTTTTTCCATTTTAGTTGGCTGCACACCTACCATCCCTGCACTTGCCATCGCACTTCTTTCAGCAGATTCGATCATTGGTTCTATTGCTTCCGATCTTGCTTTTATATCAGCTTGTTTTTGCTTTTCTGTTTGATAGTCTACATCTACACCTAATAAATCCAGTCCTTCAGCTCCACTAATTTGACCTTTTATAATCTGGCTTTTAATTGGTAGCAGCTTAGATAAATTATCAGGAGTTGACGGTAGACCAGACACAGCATTATTAAATAAATTTAATTCTTGAGCAGATCTTTTCTTTCTATTTTCTCTTTCATTCATAGCATTTTGCAAAGCGGTAGTGCCACCTTGTATTGCTCCTGCTGTAAATGCGCTTGCAACTGCCTGACCCATGCTTGGTCTTTTCTTTACTTTAAACTTGAAAGCCATTTATACCATCCCCCCAGTTGCATATTTTACAGCAAGATTGCCAGCTAATTGCGCTCCTTGACCTAAAACAGTCTCCCACCATTCAGGTTGACTATCTAAACTAGCTTGTATCTGAGCGCGTTGTGTTTCTTCATCCATTAAAAATTTGCTCATAGCATCACTGAGAGCAGCTTGGTTGTATTCAGCTCCAATTTCAGTAGGAATGAATTGAGCTAATTGCTGTTGAGTTTGTGCCTGACTACCTGCTATTAAATCTTGCAAGGTTCTGTTGGACTGTTCAGTAATTTGAGGAGTAAGTGCTTCTACCATTCCTGCATCACCACCAGTTCCTAAAATAGATCTTTGAAGTTGACTTAGAAGTTGTCCTTGCCTTCTAGCAGATACATTTTCTGCAAGTTCTTCTCGTAACCTTCCTGCTTCGGTAATCCGATCTTCAAACTTAGCAACATCTTCATCTAATCTTTGTCTGCGCTCTATTTCATTTTCAGCAGCTTGCATTTCTTCTCTAGATCCGTAATTTTCACCAGCTTCTTCAGCAGCAGTATTTAACCTATCTAATTCTGCATCTGCATTTCTATTGGCAATTCCAACACCTTGCTTTCGTGTTTGTCCTAATCCCACAGCGTTAAAACTAGCAACTACCTGCCCTGTTGTGTTGTCAATAATATCTACTCTGGTTGTGTTCCCATATCTATTTCTTCTTGCTTTTTTTGTATATCTCATCAGAGACTCCTATAAGTCCTTTGCTTGTTTTAATTCCGAAAAATGCCAATTCCCTTTTATTTTTACAGACATATATGCTTTACCGTTATTGTGACAAATACCAGTGTCTCCATCTACGCCTTCATTACTTGTAAAAAATTCTTGTTTCTCATTTAGCATAACATCCTGTTTATTATCAAGTTCCACATCTACATCTTCTATGGACTCAAAAACAACTCTACCCATTTGACCACCACCTCTTGCTGGTCTATCAGGGTTTCCACCATAATCAGGATTTATTTCTGTATGTGTTTCTCTAGCCATTATGGATTACTACCTAATAAATCATAATCTATATCTATAGACTCTATCTGCAAGTTGCTTGCAGCACAGGAAATATTAAAATATCCTATTTTTCCTACACTGCTAAATACTCTTGAAACAGAAGTGATAGCACTATTGGATGGAAATGTAATGGTAGCATCAGCAGAAGCAAACGCATCTCCATCTAAAAACACGGTTACAGTCACATCAGATGATGCTTTGTATAACATTGTTATTTTTCTAAATCTTTTTTGTATATCAGGTGATCCAAAGTCAAACTTTTTAGAGCTTACCAATGCAGTGGATGATGCTGCTGAACCTGTATTTACCTCTTTAACTCTTGTGGAAACAGCCATTAATCACACTCCAAATATTGCGCTCGTAAATCTGTACTAATCACAAAATTACTTCTTGCTCCAGAGCTTTCTATATCTCTCAAAATCCAACTCCCATTATCCATATTCATCACATAAATAGTAGTTCCATTAAAATCTGGCACAATCAATAATTCATTATCTACTCCATCGTAACCAACCATCGGTTGATCTAAAGTGAGACTCTGGTATGTTTCTCGAATAGGAAAAGATAATTCACGAACTGCGCTTTGTGTAATGGAATACACCCCTGATTTATTTGCACAGACTAAACCAATAGGAGTTTCAAACACTGCGTGTTTATGTGCTGCACCTACCCCTACAAATACCCTTTCCATTTTTCGTAATGTGTTATACACATAGGTTGTATTTTTCTTTACTGCAAATAACCTATTACGATAACTACAAAGTTTCACAATTTCATCACCATCGTTTCTACCAATATCAAAATATCTTGTAGCTAAAATTTCATCTAGTTTATATGGGTCTGTATAATATACTCTATTTTTTTCACGGGCGGTTTGAGCGTTTTCATCAACAGTATCTACATTTGCATAGTATCCACCATTGTTAACAATAGCAGCAGTGTTCCATTTTATTTCATTAATTTTTGTTTCTACAGCTCTACCTGTTAAACTATTATATGTTGCTAATTTTAAACCATCATAAGGTATATACCATGTAGCTACCTTTGTTGTAGATGCTGTTGTAGCGTATAACCTTGCTCCAGAAACAGTAAAAGCATCTGACCCCTCATTCCTATGATTCACCATACTTATGGTATTTACACCAAAACCAGGAGTGATTTCATTATCAGTGCTATCTACTGATCGTATATTTCCAATTCTTGTACCAGTTTTTCCAATAATAGGGAAAACATCTGCGGTACTGGAAGCAGTTTGACCTTTTGCCATAAATACAATCTTATCAGCAGTAAAATTAGCTGGTGGTGTTGAGGCAGCTCGAATGATTGAGTTAGATTCAGCAAAAGCATTTATAAAGCTATTTGTAGAAGAATACACGCCTAGACATGGAATCCATTTACCATTATTACCTGCTGTACTTGTTAAGGTTTTATTTGCTAACTCGGATAATGCACTATCTTTAAAGCCATTATCAATATCTACAGTAGATACTAAATACCAGTCAATGTCATCTTCTGGTTTCCAATATATATTAATTCCAGTAATACGCTTATTAAAATCTGCTAAAGAAGAGCCAGTGTGCATCACTAATTGAATACCTGGGCATCTTTCACCTGAGCTGGGTACACTTTCATACGACTCTATCCCTATATTACCATTGCTATCTCTAGCTAATTCTGACTCCTGTAAATAGTCGTAAATAAATGTGACAGTATACTTATCATGTGTTTTAAATGTGTCATTACTTACATTATCAATTAAAATTTCATCTTCTTCAGATGTAGTAGAAGGATAATGTATATAAATACCAACTTCGTTTGCTGCATTCACCTCATTACTCTGATCAAAAGCATAATCCATTCTTACTACAGTTGGTGGAGTAAGTTTAGCATCTTCCACATACCATTCATTTACTCCAGAGTTCATAGGTGGAGGTCTAAACGCATATCCATTGGTATAATTAGCAATTTCTGTATTGCCAAATACACCTCTTTTGATATGACCATACCACTTCGAGCTATTTGCAAAAGTGCAATCGGAAAGTCTAGCAATTTGATTATGAATTAAAATATCACCAATAACATCTGCTCCGCTCCAACCTTCTACTATATTTTCAAAACCAGTAACTGTCGCTATTGTAATCGTAGCCTGATTACTTGTTGATCCACCTACTATAGAGTCCTTAAAACTTAATGTATCCCCTACAGTATACCCTGTACCTGGACTATTGATTGCAAAGGTAGGGTTTCCTGAACCATCTGTAGTAATGTCAAAAGTTGCGCCTGATCCAGTAGTAGAACCGCCTTGATTGGAAACATTGGTATAACTACCCCCTGCTGTCCATGCTCCAGTTGGATTTGGAGTAGTATCAGAAAGTGTTTCAATTTTTCTATCTTGAGTTTTGTCCAGTCTTTGAACAAAAATACCACTGGAGTACAACCACCACTGTGTACTTACATCATTGTTACTACCATCTTTTTCAGTCCGATATAAGACTAATTCAGTCTGTTTTTGTAATCCTGACCCTTGACCACTAACTGTTTGCTCTACATTCGGTCTTTCTAATTGACCAGGTTTTTTATTTTTAACCTTACTAAAAACAGTATATTGATTATCTCGTAAATCAAACTCTGACTGATTAGTAACTAAACCACCAGAAAAATCTCTAATACTCACTCTAGGCATTAAAAATCCTTATAGTTAATACTAAATTTGGGTTCTCCTGCTCTGCGTTGACGATCCATAACCACTTTTTCTTTCCATTCTAACCACTCATTCTTAAAGTAGGAAATCATATTCATATCTCTAAGCCTTTCTGCGGTTTTCCATGCCCCATAATACACTAAACATTCATGGTATCGTGAATCAATCATGGGAACATCAGAAGATCCATTTAGCTCAATCGGTAAGTGATAGTAGTAAACCTTTATTTCTTTCACTTCTTGAGGAATAGGAAAAATATTTAGGTGTATATCGTTTATATAATACCCATAAGCAGAAGGCATCTGAACATCCCCTACATCACTGGAAATATTGTAAATCTGATCCATACCAATACGAGTCATTTGATCGCTGTCAAAGTCTACTCTGTAAATACGAATCATATTTGCCAGATTAGAGCTACCTGCGGAAGCTGCATTTTCTACGATTGTCCATGCAACAACAGATGCACCATTACCATTCACAAGCTGATATGATCCAGTTCCTGCAACACTATTTCTCGTAGCGTACCCTGAAAATAGGTTGGCTTCATCTGCTAAAATAGTATGACCTTTATTAATTAAATCTGTTAACACAGAATCTGCAACGGTATTGGTATCCGATACGCCAGTAATATTTCTTATTTCGGTTCTAATTTCAGTTAATGTCATAATCTCTCTAAAGCGGGGCGAGCAAAATGCCCGCCCCTTAGTTAGTTACTGATTACAGATCAGTTCTTGCGGTTAGATACTGTATGACTGCATAGTCTTTGCTGTCAAATGTACTCATTCCTACACCGTAGATTTGACCTGCTGCAATACCAAGTTTGTTTCCATAATCAAAGGTTTTTTCAACCCAGCTCATTTCATCCACTTTGGCATGACAAGCAGCTCCAGCACCAAGAAACAAGTTTCTTGCAGCTTTTACAGCATCACCTGCACCAAGATTATCAGCAGTAGTGATTCCTTCATGCTCATGCACAATTACACCATCATACACACCTAAAGCACCAGAGAAGATTGGATTATCTTCACCACGAATATTTGCATATTGCTGTGCATTTCTCCATGTTGAATTTTGAGCAAGATCATAAGCCACTTCTGGGTGAAGCAACAATACATAGTAATCTTTGCCTTCCACTCTGATTGGCTTCATCTTGTAGCTTTTAGATGTTCCAAGCATAGCCATCTTCTTCAACTTTGAGATGTCACCTGGTACAGCTAAATCAGCAGCAGCTAAATCAGCTTCTGGATCAGTAGCTGCATATACAGATGCAGAATTATCTGCTCTTAGATAAGCACCAGCACCTGATGTTTTTGTTAATGCACTAAAAATTTGTGCATCGTGATCTTCAGCATACTGTCTTTTTAACTGAGCAAGAGCTTCTGTACGAAAGTTGTAAAGCACTTTACTATCGTCAAAATTACCTGCGTTGATCACACCAAAACGCCTTTGTGCAGTAGTGACAGTTACTTCATTAGAAGTAAGGTTTTGCTCGTTACTTTCCAATGCACTATCACCAGTTACTGCTGTTCCTGTGTATCCTACCAAACCAAAAGTCATATCTTTACCTTTGCCTTCTGGCATAGTTTTAGAAACGATCATTGATTCAAATGTGTCCCCCATGAACTTAGAGAAATAAATCTCTTTTCCAACTTCATACGCAAGTTGCTTCGCCCATCTGGAGACATTTAAGCCTGTATCCCAGCTCATAATAAACTCCTATATTATTTAGGATTCCAACAAAGCCTGCATACGGACATCTTCAGGTAGTTTATTCCAATCTGCCTGAGAGATAGCATCAAAGTCAATCGCAGTTTTATTCCCACCAGTAGCGTTAGAAAGTGTTGTTGGCACTTCATCTGCTTGGGTAAGTTTTTCTGTGACTTGTTTCACGCCTTCCGTTTTTGCTTTGCTTTTCTCCTGTTGTATTGTCATAAGCGTGTACGCATCTTCAATTTGTGCGATCCCACGCTCATCTCCGAATTTTGCAACAGCTTGGAGTTCTTCGTTGGACATATTAGGGTGAGACTTAATAAAACCATCAATCATATCCTGTTGAGCTTTTTTCATTCTACTCTCATTGATCTCTCTTTCTTGTACTTTGCGTTGTTCAGCGAACTTGCTTTCTATTTGTTTAGAGATATGCGGTAAAATCGTATTTAGATCATACGGATCATATTCTGGTAGTTCTGGCTCTACTTCTTTTGGAGAAGTATTTACCCTGATTTCATCAAGAGACTTACGCAGTTCACCAAGTTCATTGGTCTGCCTGCCATTGAGTTCCTGAAGATTCCTATAAGACTTATCTGTATTAGAAGCATATTCTACTAATTCATCCACAGAAGAAAATTCCTTGTTTCCGACTTTGTAGCTTTGTGGTTCTGCAACAGGTGTCTCTGCTGTTTGCTCTGTTACATTTGATTCTGGAGAATCCGTGGCAGTGCCATCCAATTCTTTAGCCTCATCAATGTAGTTTACTTGCTCTTCCATTGTACCTTGTCCTTTATTTCGGGGGTGTTATGAATCACGATTTGTCCTCACCAGTCATCATAGACTGCATTTGCTGCGCTTGCATTTGTGCGGATCGCTCTTCTTCAAATTTCTCTAGGATTTCCCTTCCTGCATCCATGTCGGAAAGCTCTACATAAAGCGGGAATAAACTCGAAAATCCATTCCTGACAAGTTCGCCCACCTGCTGCGCTTTGGCAGCTTTCATTGTAGGTGAGTTCTCGCCCTTATCAAGAACAATATCAAATTCAAATTTTTCAAAGTTGGTTAAAAACCTAGCTATAGTCTCATTAATTACCGCTAACTCTTCTGGAGACTCTGCTTTTTCGGTTTCTGCACCAATAATTCTTTTAATTTTATCTGGAGTATAAAATTGTTGCATATTTTTCAATGCCTGCATCAGAACAGTGGTCTTAGTCATGTCTAAGTTTTCCATCTGTTCTTGCAAGGTCATCATACCTTGTCGTATTCTAGTCTGGGCAGCAATACCACTTTCTTTAGTAGAAGTAGCTACTCCCATCATAGGATCAGTAGCACCACTAATTTCTTTGGCATCAAACTCCGCTTTTTGCTCCATAGCAGCAATACTACCTACAATAGAAAGGTGAGAGTTTGACCATTGCTGCATAAAGTCTGTAATTCGCCCCTTAAAGCCAGGAATACCAATCCACCTACCTGATGTAGAGGCTTCGTTCATTTCCTCCTGTGAAACCTTATTTC